GCCATGTCCATCCCCTGTTGCGAGAAAAGAGCCGATCGGCCCCCCCACAACGGAGGGACCGAATGGTTCCCCTCGCTCAAGGACATATAGTCCCTGCAGCCCAGCAGCTACTATGTAGCTGCAACCCACCCAAGCTTGATGTTGACGGCTCGGGGGCGTCCAGCACGCCTCAAGTGATCCCTCTCAACAGATGGCTCTGCTGATGCGTTGTCGCGCTTAAGGAAATACTTGAGCAAGGCACCATACCCATCTAGCGGACTAAGTGGGATGATCGCACTTTCATAACAGGCTCTGACGAGACTGCGCTGAAGGTGCGGGCACTCTTTGTCTGACTGTACAAATAAGTCAGCAAAGGAATGCCGTCCTAAGGCGGGAGATAGCTGGCCAACACGTGGAAAAGGAATCACCTTAACCATGTAGTCGTCCAGCCAAGACGCCGTTACCCAGTTACCAGCGAAATACATCTGGTTTCTGAGTGACGTTGTCGAGACAATCTCTCGCGCATCCTGCCGTTGTGTTGGGAATCCTTCCCGTACTCTGACTATTGACACGTCAGACCCGGCATAGTATTCCTTTCCGCAAGACTCTCTGAACCTCCCGGTCCAGAAAGACTTGCTACCATTTACTCGAAAACCGAAATCTTCGAGTGCGGTAACAACGGTGTGCACTGATTCCACGGGGACAATGATGTCGTCTCCGTAGACTCGCACCCGCTCCCTCAGACCTAACAACTCCGAGGGAGTAACCGGGTGGCCGAGCTCTTTGCTAATGCCGACTAGAACGGTGATGAAGAACACCATCGCCTCAATCGGAAAACAAAGAGCTGAACCCATAGACGCGAACTTGGATAGACGCATAACGCCATATCCAGGCACGTCTGCCCGTCGGGATCTCGTAGCATCCAGACCCGCACCGAAGTGCGGGAAGGAGTCTGCGAGAACCTTGACGAGCTGATTGGAAACCCTATCGGACGCTTCACTCAGATCGAGTGTCGCAAGACTCCCGTCAAGGGAGCCCCTCTGAGCCATAAGTTGATTAGACTTCTGGTCAGAGAAACCGATAAAGCTCTTGATAACCGGATGGTTCTCAATTGCTGACACGAGCACCTCCATAATCCCCTGC